GGTAAAGGTGAAGGTAATAGAGCATACAAATCACATAAAAGAAAAAATGGGCAGGAATTAAAACCAAAAAACAAAAATCAAATCATTATTCTTAAAAAATTTAAAAGTGAAAAAGAAGCATATATTCACGAAGAATATATGATATCAATTTTTAAAAGAAAATGTGATAGAGGCATTCTTGTAAATATATCTTTAGGTGGAGAACAACCAAATTCAAAATACAAAACTTTGGAAGAAAAGGTAGAAGCAAGAAGAATAAGATCTAGAATAAATGCTAAAAAATACAGGGAAAATGAAACGAATGAACAAAAAGAAAAAAGAAATAAAAAAAGAAGAAAAAAATATTCATTGAACAAAGAAATTATAAATCAAAAAAGAAGAGAAATTTACAAACTAAATAAACAAATTGACGAATAAATTAAATTATTCTAAAATGTAAATAAATTAAAATTAAAATTATGGCGATTATGACTACGACGAAGACGACGAAGACGAAGACTGAAACTCCAATTGAGAGTCTTCCATCCAACCCATTTGTATTTGAAATTTTGAATCTTGTTTCAAAACAAAAAAGCAATGTAAAAAAAGTTGAAATCCTTAAAAAATATGAAGATCCTTCATTAAAAACTATTTTAATTTGGAATTTTGATGATACAGTAATATCATTATTACCAGAAGGAGAAGTTCCTTATGCAAGCACTGGAGAACAAACTTCTTATAGTGGGACTTTAACTTCTAAAATTGACGATGCAGTATTGAAGATGGAAGAATTAAATTCCAATTCTTTAGGTTCGATGGATCAAGGAAAATCCTCAATTAGAAAAGAATACCATATGTTTTATAATTTTGTAAAAGGTGGAAATGATGGATTAAGTTCTCTTCGAAGAGAAACAATGTTCATTAACATTCTTCAAGGACTTCATCCACTTGAAGCAGAAATTGTTTGTTTAGTCAAAGATAAAAAGCTTGCGAATAAATATAAAGTAAGTCTGGATAATGTAAAAGAAGCCTATCCTGATATTCAATGGGGTGGGCGTTCGTGACAGTTGCAGTAAGTGGAGAAAAAAGTATGGCAGAATCTGGAAATGAAGAAAAAAATATTTTGCCATCAAGATATGGTTGCGAAATTCTTTTAGAAAAAACAACTCTTGATAAAGCAAAAGATTCTTCTTTTCCAAGTGATGCTTACTTAGTTTGGTACATTGTTGAAGGAAAACAATATCTTGATTTAACAAGAGGCACCAAGATTCGTATTTTTGATATGTATTATGATACTTATGGTGTGGGATCACTCAAAAAAATTGATTTTGGATATGGAAGAGTGAATCCCAAACTTTGGGGATATAGGCAACCAGAAAAAAAGAAAAGAAGATGAGTGGAGGATTTAGTAAAGAAAATATTGAGGTATCAATCAATAAAGACGAGATAAATAAGATATTAAAAAAATACAAGAAAATTAAAAAGTATCAAAGGTCTCCTCTTTTTGAAGTTAAAACTATGGATGGAACCGAAACTTATGTGAGTAAATTAATTCAGGAAGCACAGGAGAACTTATGATAAATGGGCAAGCACTATTTACTTAACTTGTACGGTTGTTCGTTCGTTCTTTTGAATGATGAACGATGTCTTGTTGACTTATTAGAAAATGCAGCAGCTGCATCAGGTGCAACTGTGGTTCAAACGATTTGGAAAAAGTTTGAACCACAGGGAGTCACTGTAATGTGTTTATTATCTGAAAGTCATATAAGCATTCATACTTGGCCTGAAGAAGGGAAAGCAGCAGTAGATGTTTATACTTGCGGAGACTGTAATCCAAAGATTGGATGCGATATCATTATCCAACAACTTTATGCATCAAACCATACACTAAGTTATATTGAAAGATAGTCAAATTTTTATTTGACAAATCAGAATATAAGTAGTATATTAAAAATAAAAGTACTTTTTGATTATGACAGATTATAAACCATACTCCCCCGAGTGGCATCGGAAAAGATATCTTAAAGAATCTTTAGATAAGTATCTGGATGATTATATTGATAATGATGTAATTTTTGAAGACATTTGTAGTATCTTACACGAACGATCCGAAAAAGCCTATCAAGAATTTTCCAAACTTAATGATTTGGAAAGACAATTTAGACGTAATTACTAAATACACCTATACGAAAATTACTTATGCTCTCTACACAATATAGACTTCGACTAGAAGAAATTTGTAAGAAAATCGTTCTTCATCAAGAAGTAAGTCTTGAAGATATGATATGGGCAGAAAAACTTGCTAAAGCAAATCGTTCTGCGGGAACAATACTTCGTCAGGCAAGACGAAAAGCAGAAAATCCTGATATGCAAGAGGGTGATTTGGATGACTTTCTAAATCAACTTGATATTGGTGGTATTGGTAATGATAGCAAAGGAATTCGTCGTTTTGAAAGTGTTGATGACATCGTAGATTTCTTCTCAGAGGGAAGAGATAAACCAGAAGACTGGCGACAAAGAGACTGATGAATTACGAAGAGTTTTTGGATATGCCAACAACTTTTATGGATGATATGTTAAAGTTAATTCAACTTAAAAATAAGTACCGTTTAGATTTTACGCCACAAGAAAAAGAAATAAATGACCATCTCTTAACTTATTGGGAAGAAATGAAGTTAAATGAACTTAGGGGAAAATTTGAAAGATGTTGGGAAATTGAAGAATAAAATGTATTGAAAAATACAAAAGTGCTTGACTATATACGTCGGGTAGATTAGACTGCCTATACGTTCATTCCCAACGGGAACGGAAGTAAGCCGACTCGGAACGGATCGTTCATTCTCTATTCGCAAATAGAGAACGCAAAAGCCGACTGAAGGAACGCTCTTTAACTTAAACAACTAAGGAGAACCCTAATGTCACAAGTCGTATACCGTGGTGTCGCATATGACACCGAAGTTCGTCGCCAGCAACAACAGCAGGCACAACAACAGTCCCAACAATATAATGAAACTTATCGTGGTGTTAAGTTTGTAAAGGAGGGGCAAAAATGAACACTTATTTTGTTCGTTATCTTAAACTTAAAGCAAAAAAAGAAAAGTTTCTTAAAATTGCACAATTGAATATGGCAAAGCAACCACAAGTTGCATAATTTAAGAGAGGTGCTTGACACCTCTCTTTTTTTTATGTATAATTACCTTTGTTGAGGTTAATAAAGATGGATAAAGAAAAGCTTAAGCTTATTGTAAGAAATCTTGAGTCTTTAGTTGATTGTCTTAAGACAGAGATTTATTCTGATACATCTTCATATAAGTATGAAGAAATTGCCCCACATATAAACGATTACGACGAAGTTTTTTATGAAGATGACGATGGATACGCAGATTGATGAATTTGAGTTTATGAAACCAGAAGTTAAACTCATTAGTGTTACTCCAGATGCAGAAAAGCATATGGCATACTGTGCTCGGGTAAGTAATCCAGATAATCAACAGAATGAAAAGTTTTCTGGATTACTTAAGTATTGTATTCAGCATCAGCATTGGAGTATCTTTGAACAGGCTTCGATGACTGTAGAGATCAACACGACAAGAGGCATTGCAGCACAAATTTTGAGGCATCGTAGTTTTACTTTTCAAGAGTTTTCTCAACGATATGCTGATACTGGACTTTTAAGTAAATCAATTCCTCTCCCCGAACTTCGTAGGCAAGATACTAAAAATCGTCAAAATAGTATTGATGATATTCCTGATTATTTGAAATTGGTTTTGCTTGAAGATATTCGTGTGCTTTTTGAACACTCTCAGAGCATCTACAATCGTCTTCTGGATAAGGGTGTGGCAAAAGAGTGTGCAAGGTTTGTACTGCCCTTAGCAACCCCCACAAGACTCTATATGACGGGTTCTGTGCGTTCTTGGATTCATTACATTGATCTTCGTTCAGCACACGGAACACAGAAGGAACATATGGAGATTGTAGAACTGATTCGTTGCATCTTTACCTGCCAATTTCCTGCAGTATCTGAGGCACTTGGTTGGACTCGTGAAGGATGTGCTGAGTGTGTGGATGCCCCATCCATCACTATTGAATAAATATTTTTGTCGTAATTATTAACATATGGCAACATACCCTGTTTATAATAAGGTTACTGGTGAACAAAAAGAAGTGACAATGAGTGTTCACGATTGGGATCAATGGAAAAGAGATAACTCTGATTGGGATAGAGATTGGTCAGACCCTTCAACCTGTCCCTCATCTGGTGAAGTTGGAGAGGTATATGACAGACTTAAAAAATCTCATCCTGGATGGAACGATATTTTACACAAAGCATCAAAGGCTCCTGGATCCAAAGTAAAACCAATCTAAAAAGTAAATGGCAAGAAAAAGAAATCA